CTGATACCCGGAACTTGTCAAGGTATGTTCTATTTCCGTAATTTGCCACATATCTGTAATTTTGTAAGGTATGTCGATAAGCTTGACCCTAGCACCGGCAAATAAATCTGGCGAGCCGGGGAACCTTGCAGTAAAAGTAACACCCTCCTTTCTTGCCTTTTCAAGTTCGGACTTGCAAGCATTTATGGCAGTCTCTTTATCCGGGTATGGGTTACGCAATGTGGTTGCCGGTTTCTTGCCCTCGTCTAATGTTATTGTGATTTCCTTGTTCAATTCTTTGTCTATGTACTTCGCACTACACGACATAAACCGGGGACGCTTAGATATATCAAACGACCAAGATGTTATATTGCCTATCCTCAACTCAAACTCTTTTATGTTCTTTCCTTTTGTGGTATTGCCGGGAAGGACAATTATAATTGAGTCATTTGCGATTTTGAATATCGCATTGTATTTCTGTGAAACCCGGTGAAGTATATTTGAGTCACTCTCGTCAGTTTGCTGGACTGTTGCAATCTGAATATCTTTTAGTGCCGGGTCAATCTCAAGACCTAACTTATGTTCTTTGGAAATCTTTAAGGCAAAGTTTCCAAGTGTCTGTGCCTCGTGTGTCCTTGTCTTTCTTTCTTTTAATGTTTCAAGATTTATGCCTCCACTCTTAGAAGCTTTGAACTTTAATGTTATCTTGTTCGGTGGACCATCTATCGAAAAAGCGTCAAGATAGTATATTCCGATTTTCTGTATTCTCAAACTATCAGATACTTTGTCTGTCTCGTATCCTAAATGTATTTCAAACTTTCTACCGGGCTCTGGAACTACAAAAGTCTGACTAGGGTCAGATATCAAAATTGTAGCACTATCTTCACCGCTACTCTTTTGAGACTCCGAATTGTCTTTTAATATAATCGAACTTACATATTGTTTCCAATATTCAGTTTCCTCGATGTTTTCTATAATTATTCTAAATCCCGGTTTCATGACCAGAGACGAATAGTTGTAACCGGTGAAGGATTTATGTCTGGTAAGACAACCGAAAGTCCCGATGGCATTTCAGCACCGTAGTCAGCAAGGTTTGGATTTACCGATAGGACTAACTCAACCATTCCGGGTCTGAGAAATCCGTATGTGTCTAAAATTACTTTATCAAGAATGTCTCCGTCTTTTGTTTTGTAAATAAGTGCCATGTGTTAGTATGATTTTATTTGCATCTTGAATGTTATTCTTTTCGCAGTTGCATTTTGGTCAATCAATTCTTCTTGGTAATCTATACTCATGATTACCCAATCTCCGTAAACATTGCCGGCACCATCTACAAGTTGTAAAGGTGTTGCTGTATTTGCCATTTCAATCATGTCGTTAATCTGGTTTAGTCCAACACCATTTGCGTAATTCCTGTATATGCGTCCGTTGATTGTTTTAACCACGCTATTCTTGCCAACATATTGCGACACCGGTGACTCGCCAATTATATTTTGTTCAGCCCATATCCAACTCTCAACAGTCGAAACCGTATCAAGATTTGCTTTCATTACGGAGAAGCGGAAGTCTCCAAGTGCCATCATTGTTTCATTAGCCATATACTAATCCTGTGTCGTAAAGTGAGTCGTTAGAAGCTTGCATACTTTGTCTGTTGAAAATCTTTGCAACTGCATTAGCGATTGCGGTGTGGTCTGAACCGGGTTGCGTTGAAATGTTTATGGTAATATTTTGATTACGATTTTCGGTTGATGAACTTGGTGGGTGAAGGAAGTCCATTTTTTCTGGTATAATACTAGTGTCAGTTGGGTGTTGCTTTAACCATTCTCTGTCCAATTTCATTTGCCAATCTTTTTTATCAAGGTCAAAACGCTTTGGGTTTAACCATGGATTATATTCAGTCTGGAACTTCATTTCTCCCGTATTCCAAGGTTGTTCTGAAAGTTTAGATGAACGAACTATTTCTTTACCTGTAAACCCTGTTATAAATAAAATAGTTGAACCAAGTTTATTCAAGAAACCGTCCCAATGTGCGGTGAAGTTTTCCCACCAAGCATCGAACTCGTCAGACTGTTTCTGCATTCTCTTGTCCGGTGTGTATCCGGCTTCGAGTGCCCTTTTACCGGCTTCATTCAAGTTGTCGCTACCCTTATTAAGAAGTCCAACAAGTCTTGCCGGGTTCTTTCCAAAGATTTCAGTACCGAGTTTGCTTTTACTTACCGACCCTTGATAGTTTTTGAAGGCATCTGCAACTAAATTCATCGCTTCCTGTGCGTCCATTGCTTGCAATGTTGTAGCGTCAAGTCCCAATTCTTCAAATGCTTTTCTCGCACCACCACTCGTGTCAACTGCTTCTTGAAGTGAGACTTGAAACTTATTTAAGTAAGTGTCCATTTTTTCTGTTTCTATTCCTACTTCCCTTCCGGCGAGTTGTAATGCGGAGAGTCCTTCTACCGTTGTTCCGAGACCGGCAGAAGTATCTTTGAGGTTTTGAGTATTATCTGAAAATCTTTTTGCGAGCATGAACAACCCGGTTCCAAGTGCAACGATACCGGCAACGACAATACTAACAAGTCCAATTAAAGCACCGATTAGTGGTAGGTTTTCTGCAAGCTTTGGTGCCATAGTTTGCATTGCCTTGCCGAATGCCGGGAACTTCATCATTAGTGCCGGCAATAATCTATTTCCGATAGTTCCGAGATTTAGACCCTTGATTGAGTCAAGCATCTTTGCCTTGCGTCTCGTATCTTCCATTTGCAGTCCGAGTTTCTTTTGTGCCTTTTCGATATTCTTTGTATCGACACCGGCACGACGGAGTGATGCACCGAGTTCGTCTATTGCTCGTCTCTCGTCTTTTACTGCACGACCCGTTTCTTGAACTACTTTTCTTTGTGTCTCTACATTCGCATTATACTTTTTGGTATCCTCTGCGTTTCGCTTCATTGGTGCGAGTGCGAGGAGTTGATTTAACTTTTTAAGTTCATCATTGTGTCTCGCTTGTGAGTCTTTTAATGAACCCTGTGCATTGACCAAGCTTCTAATATCATTTTCAGTTTTTCTGAAAACTTTCATACTATCACCAAGTTGTTTAATTCTACTATCCGCACTACCAAATGCAGAAGCAAATGCACTATTCAAAGATGCACCAATTTCAATTACTGCTGAAAACTTATTTTTAGCCATCTATTGTTTTACTTGGAATTATTTTCACCCACTCGTAGAAATCATCTACTTCCATAGAATTGATTTCAGCCAAAGACCAACCGGTGAAATTAGCCAAATAAATTACTCCTCTCCGGAGGGAGGTGATTTCGGGAATGTAAAATCCTTTAACACCTCCTGTAATTTAGCGTAGTCACCGAAGTCCAAAGATTTTAATTCATCGGGTGTGACTTGGCATAAATCTGCAAAGAGATTTATTTCTGCCCCGGCTTCATCTTTATTCTGACGAGCCTTCATCATATCACGCACGAGGGGTCTGCGAACAGAAAGGGTAGAAGTTTCTACACCTCCGACCTTGATTGGATAATCCAGATTTATAATAGCTTTAGCCATTATAGTCCGAGTAAATCATTCTTCCAGCCAAGAGCGTCAACTCCGTTGATAACACGACGAGAATTAACAACATCAATATCGTAAACTAACTCAATACCTTGTAAGTATTTATACTCACGCACGTCCATAACGATTTTGATTGTCGCTGGCTTGCCGGGAGTAAATTCGGAGAAGGTGATTGAACGAATGCTTCCACGAAGATATGCGGTGATGCCTTCTGTTTCGCCATCTGTGCTTTCTAAAGCCCCACGAATTACTAATGACACTAAGAAACCTTCACCGAGTCCCCAAGTTGACAATGCACTTGTGTCGATTGAAGAAAGAGTGATGTCTGCTTCCATAGCGGACATACCCATGTCGAGTGCGATGCTACCGTCCATACCGCCGGCACGATAATCTTCTTTGATTACTTCGAGAGATGGTAATTGAACCGAGTCAACACTTCCTGCGTAGCCGTAGCCGTCAAGAAATGCCGAGAAACCTTTTAGGATTTTATTTGCTGATGCCATGTTTGTATAAGGTAATTATTAGACTACGTCTTGAAGGTAGTCAAGTGTAAGGAGTGAACGGAAAGTAATATGTTCAGCCGGGTAAGGAGGAGTGAAGTCAAACGAGAAATAAACTTTACCTTGTGCGATTGCAGTAGGAGTATTTAAGTCTGGGTCCGCCCAACATTTGCCACCAAGAATTGCACCTTGGGCTACTAAATCATTCAAGTAAGAATTAACTCCGAAGGTAACATCTGAAATGTAAGTTTTTGTAATGTTACGGTCAACTGCCCAGAGATGCTTCTTGAGAAGTGAATCGTTGATGATATCAGCAGTACGACGAGTTTGAAGGAATACCCATTTAGCGTCAGATGACAATGTGCGATTTCCCCATAAGCGGAAACCACCGACATTGATAATCGTCGCAAGCTTCTGCTCATTCAAAATGTTAGCAAGTGAGGTTGGCTCACCCATTACAAAACCAACCGGGTAATCTGTTCCTACGATGCCGAGAATAGTTTGATTAGAAGGAGACCACCAGAAACCTTTATCATTATCAGTCTTGGCAATAATTCCAGCAACACGAGAAGATGCCGGTTTTGAAACTTCATCTCCGTTCTGACTTACCTTAACTTGTGGGTAAACCATGTAGATGCGGTTCGAGTCAAAATCGTTAGCGTAATTTTGGGCTTCGGAAGGTGTAGCACCGGCAACGCCAGCGTCTGCAACGATTACTGAACGAAGTTTATTCGCAACAACAAGCAACTCGTTAAGCACAGATGCTTCGGTTGTAAAACCGGGTGCGATTAAAATGCGTGGCTCAACACCGAGAACGGATTGTGCTTTTTCAAATGCGTGAACACCGGTAAGGTCACCGGAACTTCCAACAAGATTTGCGACTTGGACATTATGTGTTTCGCTTGATGTTACACGAACAACAACAACGACTGCCCCGGCTTGGTCAAAGATACCTTTAATTCCATCATACAAAGTTCCAGAAACGCCCAAATCAGTTTCGCTTGGCATAACACCGGTAAGTAAGACCGGAGTGTTGATTGGAAACTTGGTTGCGTTTGCTAGTGGTGCGGTACCGATAATACCGATTACGGAAGAACGAACTGAACTAATTGGTCGAACACCGGTATCAATTTCAAGTAGTTCAACTCCATGTAAGAATGTTTCTGGCATAAGATTTGTGTGTGGTTAGTTTAGTTTATTTAAGTGAGTTTTTCTTTTGTGGTTATTGCAAATAAATCATAAATTAACATCTAACTTTTCTGCGATTTTCTCTACGGTCTGCCGGGTAAG